TGCCGCCGCCGCCATTTCAGCGCCAGCCAATGTTGCGGTTTCGCCCTGCAATAACATAGCATTTGTAGTCGCTATGATTTCTTTTTCCAGCAATTGCAGTTCAGCTATCAACACCCCTTCTTCCTGCACCAAAAGGCTAAGGGTGTCCCCAGCTTCAGTATTGAAGTAGGCAAGCGCTGCCATCCTTGCTGATGTATCCGCTAACTGAGCGTTTACTTGTTCCTCGGCAAGTATTAACCCGCTAAGCTGCATTTCCAGCCTCCCAATTTCTGTATTAAGTAAATTGGTTTGGAAAGCAAATGACGCTTCGGCCTGATTTATTTTTTCAAATGCAGCATACGATGCGGTAGCGGTGTAGTTTAGCGCCTGCAATTCCAAACGCTCCATTTCTACCATCCTCGCAGTTTGCTGGGCTACTATGCTGCGTTGAGTACTCGCGGCTGTAGATGCTGCCATATCCTTAGCATCTATGCCTAATAAGAATGAGTTCATAGGGCCGCCCATAAACCCAACCCCTTTCAATATCGCTAATGATATGCCTAATTCTGCTATTGCTTTACCAAAGGATATTACGCCGGATTCGTTGTCTTTAAGTAAGTGTATCCCATCCTTCATAGCCCCGAACAAGTCCATGATCTCAGGCTTGAATTTGGCCGTAACATCAGTGGTGAACGTGAACCACTCGTTATGCAGGTCGTTAAGGCCACTTTGGGTGGTTTCAAGGGAGCTTTGCAAACCGCCATTCAGGCTGTTGGCGTATTCCTGAAATACATCTAACAATACCTTACTGTCTATGCCAGCCTTGGTTAAAGCCCCCTTAGACATGCTCCGGCTCAATTCTTGCTTAGACACATCCAAGTGCTTCGCAAGGAACGACGTTATTTGAGGCATTGCCCTTTCCAGCCTACGCAAGCTGTAGCTTTCAAGAATACCCTCACCCAGCATTTTACCAACGTTCATAACCGCAGCGTCCATCTTACCCTGTGGTAAGGCCAGCACCTTGGTTATTTCCAGTACGTTGTCGTGAAGGTTTCGTACCTGACTTGAGGCAATACCACTATTGCCTATCATGGTCAGGAACTTACCATAAGCGTCCGTAGCGTCCTCTATAGGTATCTTGTACTTGAATGCCTCGTCAAAGATGAACTTCTGGTTGATGATACCCTGCGTAAGATCAACTGACGCGTTTTTGATACGCAACACCTGTTGTTCGTATGTCGCAAATTCCTGTATAGCCTCTTTTATTGCCCCGGTTATGGCATGTATGCCTATGCCAACACCCACGGTAGCCAACGACACGTTATTTAGGCTTTTTTCGAGGCTATTGGCCGCTTGCTCCCCCTGCATAAGTGATGCAAGCAGGCCCCGGTTGTCGGCTTCAATAACGTATCTAACTACCTGTGCCATTCGTCCGTGTTTTTAATGCCAGCATTGATAGTTGCATTTGCTGTAGCATGTAACAAAATTTGTCGTCATCCCACTCCCTTACATCTTCCCTGAAGGTGCTATAAAATTGAAGGAGGGCATGCTCTGCGGCAAACCCTCCCTCTTTTGTGCAGCTAATACCGCAGGCTACTAATTTTTTTTTAAATTGGGGATTGTCAGTAACACCACTTGCGCTACAGCACCTATTGCCGCTACCCTCAGTTCGTCCACACTCATAATAAGGGGGTCGCTTTGTTCGTGTAACAGGAATTGCAGGTTAAGATTAATGAGTTCGTTAATGTCCTTGCCAAACATTTCAGCGTCCATGATTTCCAGTTGGAGGAAACGCAATGGCTTTTTCACGTACCCTATAGCAATATGCCCGTTATGGTCGTAAGCTATAGGAGTAAGTTCAGCGCCACTTTCTTGCCCAAGGGTTTTAGCCACGTCCTTTAGTTCGGCAAGCTGTTCGGTAGTCAGGGAGGCCGCCTTAGCGTATTTGAACTGCTGCATTAATTGCAGCACAACACCGCTCCTTATGCCGTCATTCGTAAATATGCGTGGGTCGCTTTCTGGCAAATACAGTGTATCTACCAGTTTATCGAGGAAAGCACTTACCTTTTTATTGTGCATGGCGCTTTGCATTGCCAGCTTGTTATCAAGGTTTAAGGCATATTGCAAGGCATACAACGGTTCGCCCTTGTATTGCAATTCTACTACCATAACTTCCCGCTTGTTTTTAGCGGTCAGCAGGTCGGCCATTGCTACGTACTTTTCGAGTAGTTGTTTGGATAAATCCACAACTTCCTCACGCTTTGTCACTTTTGGTTGTTTCATAAGTTATTAGTTGTATTCAATGCCCATGTATTCAAAAGAAACGGTATTGCTGATGTGGGTATCACCGCCTTTTATTGGCATCATACGCCCAGTTAGCCTTACGTTTTTCAGTACTTCTACTTTGCCGTTAGGGTTAAGGCTATCCGGTGTCCATGCCACCCTTATTTGGAATGGCGGGATAGCGGTAATGTCGTTGGTTTGCGCAGCATTGATGATACTTTCCAGTTCATCGGCAATAAACTCCAATGAACCGCCCGTGTATTCCACTTGCCCATAACCATAGCTTATAGGCTGTGCGCCCAAGGCCAAGGTATTTGCCGACTTGCGGGTAAAGTTGTAGGTTATACCCTTTACGCCTATCCTCGTTGAACCAAGGAAAATAAGGGATACGTGCGCCGCGTCGAGGTTTACGCCGTTCTGGTTGACCGTTGCATTTACTGTATCTGCCATATTATAAGTTTGCTACGTAAGTGAGTTTAACATTGATTGTTCTAGCGATAGCCACTGGCACTATATCTATTTCAATACTGATAGTGGCGGTAGCTGTTACGTTCTGTGAGGCTGGGATAATAATAGCGTAAGCACTTATGTCCCCCTCTGTTTGCATTTGGTTAAGCGAAGGGTTGATAGCCCCTTGAAACACCTGAATGGTTTCATTAGTCAGTGTACCATCAGCATTCAAATACAACCTGCTTTTTTTGAGCGGGGTATATGCTGCATTGGCTTTCTGGCACGCTTTGAGTATCGGTAGTACCCTTTGGATACTGTTGTAGTCGCTGGTATTGGCCGTGAATGTCCATGCGTCCGAAAAGAACGTACCCGCATAGCCAATTTCGTTGTACCCGTAGATGTACCTGTAGGCTCCGAGTGTTTCAAGGAAGCTGTTGGATACGTTTTTAACGAGTACGCCATTCATAAAGGCTGGCACATTGAGTTCGGTTCCGTTGGTCAGGTTAAATGCTTGCACTTCGCCAATTTCCTGTGATACTGCCGCTTTGGAACTTGTGCCTAGCAAGCAACCGATAGCCCCTGTCGCTACACCGCCGTTAATAGCGAGTGTTGCGCCTTGTGCTGCACCGTCCTGAAGGATACAAACCGCCACGAACTTGTTTTGGTAAAGCTGCCCGTTGTACAAAGTACTCAGGTCGCTTATGGCCTTGATATTCGGGGTGTAAACAATCTGGCAATACTTGTACGATGCAAATGCCGCGTCCGCTATGGCTTGTAAAGCGGTAGTATCACTGGCAACCTGCAACGCGGTACGGGCCGCAAAGCTGTATACCCCAACCATAAGGCACTCGCCATTTGATTGCGATATAAGGGTGCCTACTTCTGCAAAGTCAGTTGATGGTGAAGCCGTAAAGTTGATCCACAGTTTACCATTAACGTTAGCCCTGAAAAACTCCGACACATGGTAGTACCACCTTTCTTTTTTGCTGTATACGCCACCCGAAAATTGAGTGAGTGTGCCAACAAATGCGCCCGTCAACGTTATGGCTATAGGCGTGCCGCTATTGAGCGCTACTCCTAACCCTTTTTTTGCAGTGATAGTCAGGGTGGCTGTAGTAAACGACGCTGTAAATCCGTGTAAGTACGTACCTGCATTGATTTTAGCAGCCCACGCAGCGCCTTGTAATGGGATAGTCGTATCCCCAGCCCCAACAGTATAAGTGCCAGTATCAACCGACATTGTACCTAATGGGTACGTTTCAGTAACTGGTACAGGTATGGTAATAGTTGCGTTGATGGTATCCCCTGTATTCCCCTTTGTGGTAATAAGGTATGTGCCAGTAGCCGCCGTTTCATCGGAGTAGTCATTGGATATACCTTTGGTTACAGCATCTTGCAAGCTAAACACAGCCTGACACGCGGTAGTAGCAAATGAACCCGGCGCAGTGCCATACAATTGCAATCCCCTGATATAATCAGTACCCGTAGCGTTACCGCCTAACGAGCCTTTCCCTAATGATATATTTACCGCTGATTGCGCCATTTGTTACTATTTTTTAGGTTTTTCTGTATTGTCCCCTGCATTCAAAAGGGCTTTCAATTTTGCCAGTTCATCAGGCGTAGCATTCGACAGTATATCGGAGATAACCGACTTGTCAGCATCAACCGGATTAGCTTCCAGCACCTCTTTGCGAGACATTGTTTTTACCACCTTAGTCTCCGGCAGTCCGTAGGCAATATCCTCTTTGATACCGCCGTCTACGTGCGCTTCTGAACCCGGTATGGTTTGCTTGTGGCTAAACACGCCATGTGTAAACAGTGCCGTTTCAGAACTACCTTTTACCACAGCCAGTTCGTAAGCCTGAAAGTGAGCCGAACCATTCTCGGTGAAGTACACTTTTTTCAGGTTTGGGTACTTGGTAAGTGTGGCTTGTAATGCTTTTGTTATGGTTGCCATAGTATAAGTTTTGTAGTGACGTTAGTTGTTTACGCTTCGAGATATTTCACTCCATGCCGTGCCGTCAAAAATGAACCTTACTACGGTTTCGGCACCTGTAGCCAATGAAAACTTAGTGCCTGAGCTGGCGTTGCAATTCCATTTAGTAGCTAGTATACTGTATCCAAGGAATTTTACATTATGGTTAGTGCCTGCTGTATTTGCTAGAACCACAGTAAGCATATCCCCGAAATAGCTGCTTTTTACGCTCCTTATAGCAAGAACACAGCTATCAGTTACGGTTACTTTAATGTAGTTGTTGAACGTTGCACCCCTTGGAGAAAGACCAGGGGTGAACGTCAATGTATCTGGTGTAGAACCTGCCGTATCCGAAAGAGGGACATAGCCCAATGTTAAACTACGGTAGGTGTTGTCTTGCCCTGCTGCTGTGCCAAAGCGAGGTGTAGTACTTTGCGCATTTGCGCCAAAGGATACCGCAATAGCGGCTACTAAAAGTATGATTACGTTTTTCATGTTTGTTATGGTTTAAAGTCTGCTGCTGTTTTTGTTGTGTAAAGGAAAACTTCGTCCGACCAGCCGTACTGTACGCACATTTTGAAGGTGGCCTTCATAAACATTACTTGGGAGTTGTTTTGAACGTAGCCAATCTGAGCGGTGAAGTCATTTTGTGAGTTCATAAACATCCACAGGTTACTTTCTTCTGTATCGTTGGCTTTCACGAACAACACAGTATCGTCCGGCATACCTACGCAGCTTACTACAGGGTAACCCTTCCACGGAATAGCGGCGCTTTCTTCAATGTTGGCACCCTTAAACGTGAGAGTAGTGCTTTGGTACTGTAAGTACAGTTGAAGTGTATTTTGCGACATAATGAACTTCATGCCACTTGTTGCTGGGTCTTGAATCAAACCCGGCTTGTACAAACTTGCTACTTGGATAAGGTTATCCATAGCGTCATCAATGTTGCTGTTGGTTAATGCAACCTGGCTGATACTTGCCCTTCTTACGAGTGGGTCATTTACAAACAAGTTTACAAATCCATCCCACCACTGTATCTGATACCTGTCGTCGGTATCTGGTACAGCACCATTAGCGTAAGCCAATGAACCTTGCCCGGTTGTGAGTTCAAACTTTTCACCAGCCCTCCCAAGGAATGCAGCCATCATACGGCTTTCGAGTGTTGCGGGTACACGCTCCGCAAGCAATCTGTCGGCAAGCTGTGGCGCTACTGCTGATTCTTCCAGCAATGCGGGGTTAAACTCGCGGTATGCTTCTACAGCACGAACAATACCAGTGCGGCCATCCAAAATGAATGGGTCAATACCTGTATCTGTAGGGAATGCAGCGCGTGGGCGAAGGACGTTTTTAACATCTATCCTTTGGATAGTGTGTTGCTTTTTTACGCCTGTCTCTACTTTTAAAAGTCCTTTCCTGAGAAAGTCCATTTTAAATATGGATGCGTTAATAAAGTACGGGGCATAAGTGCCTGACCAGTCCGATGTTGTGGGTTGTACGCTTATTGCCATGATTATTTATTTTTAAGTCCGTTTTGGAAGTAAGAGAATGCATCTGGGCCTATGTTAGCGGCTCCGGCGTTTGCTGGTTTTGGTACTGCGGTAAATGTGGTTGGAAGACTACCCAGCATCAAGTCTACGTTTTCGTAGTTGTCTGCTGATTTATTAGCCATGTTCACATATTTATCGGCATCTTCTGACTTGATTTTACCAGCGTCAACGTAGCCGTTTACCATTGCGGTACACTTTTCGCCAAAGGCTTTTTCAGCTTCTTCTTTGGCTTTGTTTTCCACTGTGGCAAGTTTTTCGCGCAGATCGTTGTTGCTGGCCACGAGTGCTGTATTGGTAGCCTCAGTAGATGCGATTTTCGATACACCTTCGTTTACCTTGTTTTGAAGGTCAGAGTTGATAGTGGTAAGGTCTGCTACCTTCGTTTGTGCGTTACGCAACTCAGTGAGGGCAATTTCCTTAGCGTTTACCGCTTCTGTAGCGGCATTACTAAGCCTGTCTTTCTCAAGACTAAGGGCTTTGTTAGAATTTTTCAGGTCAGCGATGCTATTGATAATAGCCTGTTCGCCACTACCAGCATCAATACCCAAATAGTTTGCAATCTGATTTGTATTCATGCTATTTATTTGTTTATGATTATTGATTTTTGAATTGAGTATTTGACCGAATTGTGCGTATTTGGTGTTTATGTCGCCTGCTGAATTTTGAACTCCCGTCCTTATCACCTCATCACACCACCCTGCGGCGTACATTTCATCGGCTGTATAGAAGGTTTCATCTTCCATCATTGCCATTACTTCACCAACCGTTTTAGCTATCCCTTTTGCTCTGCCACTTTTGCCAGCCAGAATAACCGATATGGAGTTATTGACTTTATCCAGCATAGGTGACTTTTCGTCGGGGTTCATGCTGTTGTATGCCTTGTGGCACATCCATGAGCCATAGTCCACCATCTCTATTCGGTTGGCAGGCAATATGCACCACCCAGCCGAACTGTAGGCAAACCCATATATGCAAACAGTTATAGGCGTTTTGGCTTGCTCAATGCTGTTGTAAATGTCGTAAGCATGTTCAACCGACCCGCCAAGGCTATTCACGTAGATTGTGATGTTCTTTGCTCCTATACGGTCTATTTCAAAAAGCTCCCTTGCGAATACTTTACCATCAATACCGTAGTCCCCTATGTAGTTATCCAGAAGGAAAACAGGGTTTTGGCTATACGGGGCAATGGCATAATTGTACTCCACATTGTAAAATTATGCGTCAATGTCATGTTTATTGGAAATTAGGGGTACATTCATTGTTGCTTTTGCCAATATAAATGACAAAGCCCCCGTAGAAACGGGGGCTATCTTTCAATTATGAACAACCAACTTTACTGTTTTGTTTTAAAGTACTTATCGAGGGCTTTTACTATTGTCTGAGATGACGGCTCTAACTCCTTTTGCTTTACCATCTTCTTTTCGAGGTAAGGAGGCAAGTACGCGGAGTACTTGTTGTTGTGCTTGCGTGGGGGTTTTTCGCTCATTGACGTATTACGTAGTTAGCATGTTTGCAATGAAAATATCGTTAGTGCCATTGTTGCCTATGTAGGTAACTTCCAGCACCGCACAGCCGCCAAGATTGGTTGCTACGCCCGTAAAGTTTCCAGACTTAACTATTACCTGAGATGCGCCGGTTGTTATGGTGTAATCATTGGTGTACCCGGTGTTGAACACTATCTGCGATTTTACCCCTACTACAGCGTAGGTGCTGCTAAGGGTTATGGTTATTGTGCCTGAACTGGCATATTGATTATATACGATTTCCTGTTTTTGGAATCCAAGCGCAACCGTACTTGACGTACTTGTTAGGTTGCTTACGCCAGTTGTTTTAACATCGGAAACAGCCGATAAAGCATAGTATACAGTTGGCGGAGTAACGCTACTGCCATATATTTTTATCCGGCGCTGGTCATGCACGTTAACCGAACTACCGTCGGTTAGGACGGTAGGGTCTGCATATATTGAGTAGTAGGTAATATCTACACCTAGCACTCCGGTTGAACCGGTAGGGCTGCTGTTGCCAGGGCAATAAAACACTTCCCCATCTAAGAAGAACTGGCCCTCTGTTATTGTCACCAAACCAGCGCCTACGGAGATGGCGCCACCCCATAACCTATACACCCTCGTATTGCTATAGGTGCTACCAATGATACCCCTTATGATGCCGCCTACGGTTTCTTTATGGGATAGTTGCATAAACTCTAACGTTCCTTTCGTAAAAGGCAACTGCTTTGTGTCGTCAAACTGCGTTATGTCTATTAAGTTCATCTTAGTATGCGTTTATGGTGTAAATCATGCCCGATGGTTTTAATCGGTCTGCAAATTGCCGGAATGCCTTGTCTCTTATGGTTGCAGTAGCACCCAAAGAGTTGTATACCGATACAGGTACGTTTATCGTGTACTTGTAGGTAGATGCTACGGTGTAGGTTGGGGTGTCACCGATATACCCGCTACTCATGGTGTCGCCTACGGTGCTACCCACGGTATCGCCAACAACAAACGTGGTGAATGCTGGCGCTCCCGTAGTAATGTAAATGTCGCTGAGGGGGGTGTAAGCCGCATCGGCGTATTGCCGGAATGTGGTATTGAACCAATCATTTAGGGCTAATTCGTATACTATTTTGTTGCCATTGTAATTCAGTTGCTTGTTTACACCAATGTAGCTATCCAGCACCTTCACCCACCATGTAGTGTTGCTGAGGGCATTACCTGTATTCCCGTTGGCCTGACTTTCGTACACTCCCCAATAGTCCTTGGCTCTGCTTCCGACACTATAGGTCAGGGTATTGTCGTAGTAGTCCACCACGCTACCCTGCATAAACGCATAGAAGTTGGTAGCCACTTTTTTAAGGGAGTATAAAGCGCTTTGCATATAGAGTAGCCACCCTTGTATTCGCCTATCTATAGGCAGCATAAGCCGGGTAAACGTATCTATGTTAAACGATGGTATCATTACTGCGCTATAAGGTTTAAGTTAAGTAATCCGCTACCGTCCGGGCGTGGGTCTGTCAGGCTATTAGGGCTTACCTCTGGCACAATGTACCCGGCAACCGTATTCCAATCTTTTTGAACGGTGGTGTAGTTCGATACTAATGGAGTGCCAGAAAGTGCCGCTACGGAATCTGGCCGGGCTTGCACATCTTTATACACCATACTCACTACACCAGTCACTTTCTTTATGGCAACTTCCAAGTCGCTCAAGTCAACCAAGCCATTGAATGGTATAGCCGCTAGGTATGCATCTATGGCAGTTGATACCGTAGACTGAATAACGCTGCTATATTGGCCTATGTAGTACACATCAACTGATACATACAGCTTATCGCTTGCGGCGCTATTAGCAATGTAATAAAGTCCCGGTACGCAAAATGTGTTGATATAGCTTTGGGCTGCACTAAGTTCGGCTACTGTGAGTGGTTCCGGGCTACCTGCATTGTCCTTGGCTACTTTTATCAGCGTAACACCCAATGCCCCAGGCACCACACTACAGTACTTGATAATCTGCAAGGTAGCATCAATGGTAGGGTAGGCGTATAGGGCGGTAAGCGTATCGAGTTGCAGTACTTGTGGGGTTGTAGCATCATATTGGAACTCAAACATCTTTTTCTGTATCCATGCCTGTGTTTGTGGTGGTGCTGCTGTAGCTACCGCATGAGCGTCTACTACAAATGCGTCCCACAATTGCTCCAACACAGCCATAGCGCCTGCCACTATCCAGAATATCAGCCCACGGTTATCGGTGGTACTCCATTCACTAGGTATAAGGGTAACACCCATAACGGATAACACACGATTCACGTAGTCCGTTATCATTTCATTATATATCGCCTGTTGGGTTCGTGCCATTATATTATCTCGTTTACAGTATTAATTCCCAATTAGATGCAGTAAACTCCGTATCGCTATTTGGTGTGATGCATTGATAAAGATGATCTGGTATTGTATTTACTGGAAGGCCGTAGCTGTGTGGCTTGTAAACATAATCTCCTATAATATAAGATTTTCCCGATACCCAAAAAAACAACCTGAGCCACTTACTTGTGTTGTTTTTATCAAACACAGTGTCGTAATTTGATTGCAAGCATAAATAAATATATCCCGTTGAAACGCCATCTGATGCCTGCCCGTCAGAAACTATAGATTTCAAAGCAGTGTATGGTGTCCCTGCGTACCATTGGTATATTAATGAGTATGGGCTATGCCCGGGTGGAATTTGTTCCTGCTGTTGCGTCAAATCAAGCGTAAGCCCATCACCCGGCGCTTCGTAAGGAATGTCGAACGGACTACCTGTACTATCAATAAGCGCCGCCTTAAAGTCAATCATCAGGTGATACACATTGGTGTGGTTGTTGTCTTGTTCCTCATTGGTTTGCATCAATCGGCCACCCTTGCTGATTTTAAACCTATCGAGGGATTTTTTAACTTCGTCCCGGTATTCAAACACTGCAAAGTTCTGGTCTTGCGTACCGTCCCCTGCGTCTAATTGCTGGTCAACTACATGGATACGGATATTGAGGTCTCGCATGTCTGTGCCACGGCATAGGAACGGGATAACCTCACTGGGTAGCAATTCCACATATGCTTGCGGGGTAGCGTCTCCATCCATTTTACCATCCTTCCACCGTTCGGGCTGGTTGTTATATGCCAACACTTTTTGAAATAGCTTATCGGCAAACGGCTTTGACATAACAGAATAAGCGTCCCAATCGAAGGTTACAGCCCTCAATTTGTCCATTACCTCATTCATTGTCAGTGCCATTAAGCCAAGCGCCATGCCTTACCAGTGTTTATTTCTAAGATTCTTAAATGCTTCTTTGTCAGTTTATCCGTTTGCCACATAAATGGCCTCGCTACCATCCGTGAAGTTCCATCGTTGTGATAGGCCGCGTAACTTCTGCCCCTGTCATCTATGCTTTCATTTTCCAGTACCGCCCTTTTGTCGGTCACCTCTTTTATGCTGTCCTGTGTCTTTTGCCGCAATTGTCCCGTCACTATCAATTTTGGTGGCGGTTCATCCCTTGCCAGCAATTCTTCCCACGGTATCCCATCAAATCCTTGCCTGTCAAAATTTCCTACAAACTCATCCCGTGAAGCCTCGGCCATTTCCATTAAGGTAGGTCGCATGACACTTTCAATGCGTGCGGCTGCCTGTAGGAAATTGAACTTACTCATTTGGTATAGTTGGTTTTGGTGGTTCCGTATTTTTAGGTTGGTTCTTATTGATATTAAAGCCCATGTGCGAACTTATTTGCCCAGCATCCACATCAAACCCGGCTTTTGCCATTTTCTCTATCCACTGAGAAGCCAAAAGGTTTTGGCTGTTCGTCCGGCGCATGAGTTCTTGTTCCTCCCGGTCGTTCTTTTGCTCGAAGTAGTATCCGGGAGGGAACAGGTCTTTTAGTAACCTGCTACCAAACATTTTACCGATAGTCCGTATTTTCTGTGCGGTGTGGTTGTTGATGAACGATTTTACAAAATTACCATCAATGGTTTGCTTGTTGAATATGGCTTGCTCCACCATGCTCACGTTAAATCCATCTTTGTTAGCCGCCTGCATGCCACCCAGCTTACCGGGGAGTGACTTGATAGCATCGGTGTGGCCTAATACGTTTTGGGCAATAATCCCCTCTAGATACTCATTAACGGTGCTGTAGGTCTTCCATGCCGTACCTGCCTGCTGTTGTTGAATAAACTCTATTTTGTCGGTATTAGGGTCAATAAGCGCAGCGCCACCAGCGCCAAGGTTAGTGAGGAAGTTTTGAAACCTTGTCTTTTCGTCACCAGTCTTAGTGGTGCTACCCACCCTCAATGGCATACCGAATATTTCGGTAAAGTCCATTTGCCACTCAATAGAATGGCGCAGGTGTATTTCGGCAGCCGCTACAGTGTACAACCAGCCCATACCGCATGCGCTATACCCATTTTCCGACGGCGTGGTAACGTAGTGGTTAAACAATGGGATAAGCGGATCGTTGTCATCTACCTTTTTAAAGCCATCTTGCCCACTTTGCAAGGCTATGCCATCTAATGCATAAACATAGGTAGTGAGTATCGCCCCCTTGGTATTGTTGTAGCTATTTACGCCATCAGGGTTGATATGCTCCCTTGGCGTTATGGTTAGGTTCGGGAACCCGTCGTTAATAAGTTCGCCAAGCTGTATTAAGTTGTACCCGAAAGCTGGTGATTCGGCCAGATAACCCAAGTACACAGAAAACCATGATTGCGCCTCTAATTGCTGTGCAAGGTCGGTGCTGTATACTTTTTTGCCCCCTTGCATTTTGTACATAGCAAAGTCCCTAAGCAATGTCAGGTCAACCCTTGCGTCTAAATAGGGCTTAACGATAGGGCTTATGGTGGTATCGTTATACATACGCTGCATCCGCACCCTATGTGGCAGCATCACCCTCTCTGCTTCTTCTATCGCCTCTTTCCACATCGCAATATCTGTGGCATACCTTTCAAACCGTACTGGCATAAAGGTGCCAGTCAGGTGCGTAGGGTTTACCCTCAGATTCTTGTTATACCCAAACAAATCGTAGTTCGGTATATTGTTTTTGATGTATTGGAGGCCGCTATTAGTCATTTTCCTGTAATTGTTTTTGTATTGACCTTCCGTATTCTGTTTCTGCCACTAAAGCGGGGTCATGCATAACACCCCTTATTATAAGATTGATGCCCTCTGCATAATTCAGATACCCACGGCTACTCCATTTCTTTTGCAACTTGTACAAGTCTTTGATGTATTCTACCTCGGCATTTCGGGTACGCTCTTTATGTCCAAAGTAGATAACCATCGTTGCTGCCGCTACACCCACTATAAGCAGCGCAGCCAGCACAAACAGTAAGCAAATTTCAATCGCCGTCATATTAGTAGCCGTTTCTCTTTTTTACTTTTGATGTGCCAAAAAAACTGTAATTCTGTTCAGGTTGCTTTTCCTCAATGTCTATGGTAAGGTCGCCGCGTTTTACGCAAGCCAACCACGCCATTTGGTCATGGAAAGCCACCTTTCTAGCATCTGGTACGTTATTGGCGTTTACCCTGCTTAGCAATCGGTAGATACTAATATCAACCATTGCCTCTACAATTTTAGGGTCTCTGTTGTCGGCTTTTATCCACGCAGGCTCAAAGGGCATAACCCCAGCCTCCAATATGTATTCGCCCTCGTCTTTCCATATATTCTCCGAATTTTTAGCGCCAGGGAACACATTGTTAGGCGGCACATCGTTGTACATGGGGTATTGCTGCAACACATCGCCGCCGACCACTACGGTCTGCGCAAGTGCTGTGTAAATATGGTTATCCCACCAAACTTTGTCGCCAATATCATAGTACCCGTTTGATTTTGCACCTACCGCAGTTTGTACCTGCTGCTGAAATAAAGGGTAGGGTAATGGCACATAAAACATGTCGTATTGGGTGCCGAACAAGTTCCACTTACTTGAATCAAACGTTGTATCGCTGTTGGGGATAGTGCATTGATAGCACGAACCACCTAATACCATAAGAGCATCGGCTTCATAAGATGTTCCAGCTACCCACGGGGCGAAATCCATAATAACCCTGTCGTTGGCCCTGTATTGTTTCGTGAAATCAAATACGGATGTAGGAGTAAACTCAAAATCAAGGTCGTATTTGGCACTCAGGAATTGCCGTATAGAACTTATTGCCCATGCCTCTGCCGCCTGCCTTTCCGCCTCCCTTTGAGATATGCTCTTAAATTGGGCTGGCTGAATGACAGTATAGTAGTCATTTACGGTTAAATACGGTACAAATGCCATAGAAGCTGGAATGTTGCCAATTTATTTGACAAATATAAGCATTAACACTCAAAAACTAACTTTTGTTTGTTTTGTAACATTATTAGACTACTTTTGTTTAAAATTGATACAAATGACCAACCTAAAGAAAGTATTGTACACAAGGGTTTCCACGACTGAACAAAACAATGACCGCCAAAAAATAGATGTACGTACATACGATATGGTTATTGAGGATAGTATAGACGGCGATATGCCGTTATTTGACCGTCCCGGAGGCTCTAAAATCCGTAAATTGATAGCCGATGGTGTGAAATTCCATCTTTTTGTACACGAACTGGATAGATTAGGCCGGAATGCCTTATCTATGCTCAATACCATAGAATTTCTTAACAAAAATTTAATTCCTTTAACAATAGTCAATTTCGGCATCACAACATTGTCGGCTACAGGTGAAGAATTGCCCATGCCAAAGTTTATGATAGCCATTTTCAGTTACATGGCCGAAATGGAAAAGAAGAACATCAAAAAGCGCCAGAAAGAGGGTATAGCTGAGGCGAAATTGAAAGGTAAATTCACCGGGCGCAAGGTCGGCACCACCGAAGATGCGGCAAAATTCCTTGCCAAATACGATAAGGAACTGGGATACCTTCGTAAAGAGTATTCATTCCGGGATATTAGCGCAATAACTGGCGTTTCACCTACTACTTTAACGAAAGTGAAAAGATTGGCGGGTATTTAACGTAATCTATTCGTTATTGGCCTCAAAGTACTTAGCCCATTTCCGGAACTTCGGCCTATCCCGTTTCTGATACTTGGCCGTAAAGCCTGCGCTTCCTGTATTGTTCCCTTTTGCTGGAAACGAACGTAGCTCATGGGCTGGCTCAGGCAAATAAAGTAATCCATCAGGTCGCTAAAGTGTCCCCACCTTTGGCACTTCACACCCTTTACCAACACCTTCTTTTTATCCTTACCCTTGCCGTCGGCGTCCCATGTCACATTGAGCATGTCCGCTATAGTGTACAGGCAGTTTTTGCCAATAACCAACCGCAAGTTGTCATAATTCACCCGCATGATAGCATTCACAAAGTTAAGGCGCATGGTCACCGATGGATTGCTGGCGTTTACCCTCGTAACCGGGTTAAACCATATCAACCCTTCCTCCACCAAAGTAAAGAAGTTTTTACCGCTTTCCAGCTTGGTATCGCCCTTTTTGCTGGTGGCATCCCCTGTGATAAACATTCCAGCCTGATGGTTGTGGCCCATAGGCCCATACTTGCGCTCAATATCTCTGCAAGCCCAATGGATGTTGTTGTTAGGGTTTTCCGCTGCAACCTCATCTATCATCACCAACTTACCGCAGTCGAACTGAAATATGCCAACAGGGAAGTAGGGATTATAGTTTTCATCGAAGCTCACCCACAAAGGCAGGTTGGGATTGTACTCCACATCGGCAGTATGTTTGGCCTCACTGAAAGCCGCATAGTAGGGAGTAACATCGCTCGATACGCCCCATTCGCCCTTGGTTAACCCAAGTATCTTAGCGGGGTCACCCTCGGCCTGGATAATAAGGGATTGCTCATAGGCCGCCTGGTTAATGAAATGGTTTTGGGTGTAATCGCTGTGGTGCCTTATCACCTTTTTCCTTTTTAGGGCCGCCAACGTTGCCTTTTGGTTGGCGCTGGCAAATGTTTGTTCCGGCACCTCGTCATTGTAGATGTAGTCCCTTAGCCAGTGTCCCGGTACAACGTCCCAATTATTGAAGCATCCTATAATCTGCAAAGGCGCTCCCTGTGATCGCAAACGGGTTAGAGCCATACCAAAACTTTTGAACGTAACCTGGTTAATTTCGTCAATAAAAATGTCGGTGGCCTTATCTATACCTTTGGTGCTATCAATGTCGTCAAACCCGAACATGAGCAACACATTCCCATTAATGTTGCATGTTATGGTTTTATGGCCCGTAGGCGTTTCTGACCATGAAAAGTAATCATCCCACCGGTTGCGCTTAATCTCAGTAATAAACGTTCGGTGCAGGTTATTAGCATCTTCCTTGTGCTGACGGCCATAGTAGCAACGGTGATACTTTTGGGTCATAGACTTCACCAGTTGCATGATAACGGCTACAGTAGTCTTACCTGTACCATAACTGCCCCCCATAAACAACACCCCGCTATTGACCTTTATAAGTGGCAAAAAGTGGTCATTGACAAACACCGCGCCGTTATCCCGCATCAGGGATATAGCCTCATTCTCGTCGTAAATGTCATCCAGTCCGTCGGGGTCATCGCCCTTTATTATAGTCTTCCACTGCGCCCACTTACTGCCCGGCATCCACCTGATAACAGGCGCAACTAAGTCACTACTCTGTTTCTTCATAGCCTATGGTTTCGCTTTCGTCAACAGGATCAATAACAACAGGGCCACGTTTATCGAGCATGGCTGCAATTTGTTCAAACTGCTTATCATCCATCTTGGTAGTAACCTCAGCTTTCACCGTACCGTCATGGGTAATCTTTTCACCGTACACTTTAGGCGCTCGTTTGCCCATAGCCCACTTCATAGCATCTAATTGTATACGCTTGTCCTGAACGGCAGCCATGTCCCCAGCAGGTACGGGAGTACGCGCCAACGTGAGAAATTCCTCAAACATCGGCTCCATTTGTAACGCGCGCGCTTGCATGTAATTCTCCCAAATCTCAGGGTGTTCACCCAAATGCCTATAGAAAGTACTACTCGGAATTCCAGCCGCTTTACACGCCTCTTCTACCGATTTACCCTCGGTAGCTAATAGGTTAAACGCCCCTAACATCTTTTCCTCGTCGTAGTTAGATGGCCTGCCTACGCCCCGTTTCCCCTGATTTGCCAATTCCTTGTTTTCTGACATCTTCGCCAATTTACTTGACAAAGTTACATACTTCTCCAAATATTATGACAAAGCCTTTAAGGTGGATTTTGGCCGCGCGAAAATTAGGGGTTGGCTGAAATGTGTTTTTAGGATTTTACACAAAAGGAACATATTAAAAGGGCTTAAAGGGGGATTTTGACATTTAGTGGGTGAGGACTACCGACCCCACATGTGGACTAAAAATGCGTGTTTTTGACCTTCCCAATGCCCCTTGCCAGGTGCCGGTTGCATGCCATGCATGGTGCATACTTCATATTATGTGCCACTAATAGGGTATACGTTATGTTGTTACATCTGCAATGCCTGTTATAGCCTGTTTAATGGCCTATTCCGGCCTATATCGTACCGGATTAACCACACAGAGTATAACACCCTAATATTGTTACGTTACGTGTGCGTATGGGTGTGTACACTTTGTAAATCAAAGTACTTTCTATAGTAGGGTATACATACGCCTGGTTATACCTCGCATGATATGCGTATACCATCGCGCGCGACCTTTTTTTTATAGGGAATAAAAGAAAGTGGGACCCGTTCATATTCTATCCTATTACCTCTTTATTACATGCGTTCCTACTTCGTTACATAGTATCATTGTTATATATCACAGTGTTACTCCCCTTATTACCCCACCATTATAGCCCACTATCAATTTATTGTAGCCATTAAAACAACCTGCAATCCTTACTGGTGGCTTGTTTCAGCCCGTTTTATTGTTGTTGGGTTTGTTGGTTTAATAATAAGCAGTAGTTTATTTTTTTATAATAACATACCTGTAAACCTTGCTGGTAAAGGGTTTGAGGTGGTTTTAACATTATCATTCTATTGTAAGTATCTTTGCTGGTATGCCTATTCCTAACAATCACTACGGTTATAATCCCTTTGTAGCATCACTGGTTATACCAGTATCTAAGAGAGCATCAGTAGCAGGTACCTACATTACCAGTGAGGGGATAGTATTACCGGCTACCTACCTTAGTGAGCTGGTTCCATCAACCAAGATTTACCACACACCAAGTAATAAATCAGTGTTAGATAGTCTTAGTGTAGGTGGTTTGAAATTGTTCATTTATCTGGTTAATAGGGTTGAGCCTGGCAATGATGTAGTGAAACTTACATTTAGTAATTACCGGTCGAAAACAGGCACTAAAAGTACCACTACGTTCAATGCAGCCATAAAGGAGTTATCTAAGGTTGGGATCATATGCCCAACCGTTGAAAAGGGCTTTTATTTCGTTAACCCTTCATTTCTTTTTTCAGGTAATAGGGTATCAAAGTACCCCGATAAGGTACAGATCAAGCGAGATACTACATTGTAAACACATTTATTTTCACTTCCTTTATCCCCTGTATCCGTTGCCTGTATTGGGTTGCGTCATATAACCAAGATAAATGTTTATCTTTTCTGTAAAATACTATTGTTTTACAACCAAAGTGTTGTATGTTTGTACTGTCAATAGCAAATGACGCAAACGATATGACTACTTTACAGATCATCGCACCAGTATTACCAGAGCACAAGAGCGAATTAAATATTTATTGCACTTCAGGCATCATTTACGATAGCCGACACATGCCAATCAGTGAGCATATTGCCAAATCAAACGGTTATGCCAATTTGATAGAAATATCAACGGTTATTTTGAAATCCGAACCAGAACTACAAAACGAATTTGATACCCTGTTTTTGTCCGGTAATGACATGGGTATGGTTGAATTTCTTGCCACACAATAAGGGTTATTAAGGCGTAAAAATCGTGCGTTGGGCTTCGGCCCAGGTTAACCAATTTCTAAAAATCAAATCTTTTTTTATGACAAACACAACCAACAATGCAAACATCAATCCAGATCGGGCAGGTATTTTCAACCCCCACCGCAAAATTTACCGTTAAGAGCATAAAGGCGGCACCAGTAACCACGGGCAAAAAGACAAAGAAACAGTTAGCCCATGATGTGTTAAACGACGTAATAGCCACCTATATAATGGCTATAGCGGAGGCAAGCAAAGAGGCACTAAAGTACACAGAGCACCACGACGGCGGCACCTGCAACTTTGACCAATGTACTTTGGATTTGTCGGGCTGGAAACGGTCGGCAATAACCCAACTGATAAACCAGGCAGGCAAGGTTATAGGCGGGCGTATTGAGTATGCAAAGTATTTTAAGGGCTGTTATTACCTTAACACTCCCTTACACGGGCAAGGCATGAGGCGTACCAAAATGGCCTATGCAGCATATGATTACCTTAAAAACGCCGGGATACCTGTAAGAATGTATTTACAAGCCGATTAACCCACCATCTTTTAAAAAATATACCCACCCTAAAAATATTTCTTACAATTGTTTAGGTT